AAGTATGGAGAAACGGAGCAGCAGCTGACACTACAGGTGGTGGTATTTCACTTTTAAGATATCAATTAAGTAATAGCTATAGAGGTAGCTCTATATTTCATAGATATATTGATGCTGGTGCATCATATGATTCAATGGTATTTACTGTATCAGAGGGATCAAATCCATATATTGCTACTGGCTCTGCTTTAGATAGTAGAGTTAAAATGATTATTAATATTAATGGTAGTGTTGGTATTGGAACTACAGCTCCAACAACAGGATTAGAAGTTCGTGCAACTGCTGTTGATGCTAATAGAACTGTACCATACAATTTATTAACTCTTGTTGCTGAACAAGGTAATGCTCCATATGAGGGGTTTGGTGGTGGTATAGTGTTTAAAAATAGATCGTATACCGCTGGTATGTTAACTAGCGCTAGAATTAGAAGTAATATTTACTTCTCAGGTAATCCAGGGGATAATTCAGGAGCTGGTTTAGCATTTGATGTAACAGCAAATACAGGATCTTCTTTAACTGAAGCAGTAAGAATTAAGTATGATGGTAATGTTGGTATTGGCGTAACAAATCCAACGTCTAAACTTTATGTTAATGGCACTTTTGTAAGTAATGCTTTATGGACAGATGCATCATCAATTTCTTACTGGGGTAATTACTCAACTGCTTATGGATTTTTAACATGGGATACAGGATATGGTAGAATTAGCTCTACAGCTGGAAATAAACTATATCTTGGTGCGGCTGGTGTTCATATGGTTATTGACACTAGTGGTAATGTTGGTATAGGTACTACTGCCCCGGGTACAGGTACAGGAGGAGTAGGATTACAAATTCATAATGCTTCAATAGGAGCAGGATTAAAGATTTCTGTTGGTAATTTTTACTCTGAATTACAAGTTGGTAGTGATGGAACTACTTACATGTTTACTACAAGTAGTAAGCATATTGTTTTTCAAACTCCTTCTACTAGCGGTAATGTTGGTATAGCAAACTCAACACCTCAATACCCCCTTGATGTTTATAGAGCAAGCGGTTTAGCAGCTAGCTTTGGAGGACAAATTTCAACTTCAGTCTTTGCTGGTATACATTTTGGTTATTTAGAAACAGCTAATACATCATATCGCAAATCAGCCCTTGTATTTGAAAGAACTGATAACCATGGTCAAGGAGCTAATGCTAGTGGTAAGATATACATGCTTTTAGATAACCGTTCTAGCAACACTGTTAATACTTTAGCTGCATCTGTTATGACATGGGATACAGATGCTAGTGCTACTTTAGGATCAGCTAGAGTGGGTATAGGATCTAATTCCCCAGCGTATGCTCTAGATGTAGCTGGTACAATTCGTGCAACAGCAGACGTTATAGCATATTCAGACGCTCGTGTTAAAGAAAATGTAAAAACAATAACTAATGCTTTAGATAAAGTAACATCATTAAGAGGTGTATCTTATACTAGAATTGATAGTAAAGATAAATCTCGCAAAATAGGTGTTATTGCACAGGAAGTATTAGAAGTATTACCTGAGGTAGTAATACAAGATCCTGATAGTGGAAACTATAACGTAGCTTATGGCAACATGGTTGGTATTCTCATTGAAGCAATCAAAGAACAACAGCGTCAAATAGACGATCTCAAATATTTATTACAAACACAAACAAAATAAATTTAAAATGGCAGTTAATTACAATTGGACATTTGGCCCACTCGAGGCTTACCCAACAGCATCAGGTTATGAAGACGTAGTATTCATTGTTCACTGGCAGTATCATGCTACAACTGGTTCACAAGATGTAAGCGGTTCATACTATACCGCAACTTCAATCGGTACACAAGCAATTCCGTTGAACACTGGATCATTCGTTCCTTATCCTGATTTAACATACAATGATGTTGAAACTTGGGTAGTAGATGCTATGGGTACTGGATCTGTAGAGGCTTTACAAGCTGGTTTATCACAAAGTATTGTTAACCAGATTAATCCTCCTATAGTGTATTTACCAAATCCTTGGGAAACTACAACTACAACTACTACTAGTACAACAACTACTACTACGACTGTAGAATAATATAAAATATGGCTTTACCAAGCAGTGGAGTAATAACATTTAATGATGTAAGGACAGAGACATCTCAAAGTTCAATGACTAGCTATGCTATGAGTGGTTGGACTTATGGTAATGGCGATTTCTTTTGTGCTGGAGCTGGAATAGTTTATTCCCCTATAAACATATTATCCTCAGGATCTAGATGGAACACCTCAGGTAAAAAAATTACTTTATCTAATCTTTCAATGTCTGCTTGGTATGGTTATGATCATACTCTTTATATTCCTACTGATGTAACTGGTACTTTATATCAACATGCTGATGCTGCTACTATATGTTATCCTACAACAATGCTTCCAATTGAAGTAGGAACATCTAATACTACTTACAGCATTAATATTTCTGGAAGTTCTGATTACAATGAGAGTCTAGTAATTTTCTATGGTAAACCGTGGTATGTTAATGGATCCACAGCAGGAGCACCACCAGCAACTATTTTAGTAAACGCAGGCACCGGTAATATAAATACCACTTATACTGTTAATTATACTTATAATTCAGCTAGTGGTAGTAAATTATACTGTGTATTATTAAATGCATGTCCTTAAAACTATTATATTATGCCTTATAAAATTTGGGTAGCAGCTGCAAACCCTTCATATAACGTAACTATATATTCAAGAGCAGGTGATATTCCTCTTAATGACTATAACATTGAATACAGTCCAGATAATTCAAACTGGTATTATGTTGCTGGACCTCTAGCTTCAACCACTTGTACTCAACATTCTACAGTATCTATTAGTACAGGTATTATATATATTAGAGCTATAAATGATTCAACCAATATACAGATCTATGGTAGAGGATCAAACAGCTCAACATGCCCAGGCAATGCTGCTTTTATATGTACATATCAAGCTACTATTACAGGAACTGAAGATGTAGCATATACTGTGTATGTTGATGGAAATGGTGATTTCCAAGATTGTTCTATATAAAAACAAATTTGGTTGTTTTCCAAATTTTTTATATATTTATATACGAAACCAAAAACAATTTATATGTTAACACTCATTATCGTTTTAGTACTTGCTGCTGCTGTTACCTTCATTCTTATGAGAAAAGGTAAAATTGCTGATGCTAATAATAACAACATTCCTGATGCTATTGAAAAACCAATTGAAGTAGTAAAGGAAAAAGTTGCTGAAGTAAAAGCTGAAGTTAAAGAAGTAGTTGAAAAAGTAAAGAAGCCAATTGCTAAGCAAAACGCTCCTAAGAAAAAACCTGTAAAAAAGAATAAATAATATATGGAAAAAGTTACATTGAAGTTATCTGAGTTCTATCAGCTTGAAGCTGAATTAAATGGTGTTGTAAATCAATCAACTGGTGAACAATTAGCTAAAGGCTTGTTAAGCGAAAAAATCAAATTAACTACAAAGTATTGGTTACATGACCTCAACAAAAAAGTAGCTGCTGAAAAAGAATCAGTAGAGAAATTGAAAGAGGAATTGATCAAGAAATATGGTAAAGAAGAAAACGGCGCTATTAGTATTCCTTTGTATATCAACGAAGTAGTTGATGAAGATACTAAGGAAGTAGTTTCACGTGAAGTAAACCCTGATTTTATCAAATTCCAAAACGACTTTAACGCTTTGTTAAGCGAAGAGCGTGAATTGGAATACAAAGGATTTAAATTGGAAGAGTTTGAAAATGTTGAAACTGATGGTGTTTACAACACATTCTTCAAACTAATCAAAGTAGAAGAAGACAATGCTTAAAATTGTTGAGATAGCTAAAGCGTGGGTCGCAGCGGCTAATCCAACATCTGAGCAACAAGAAATAGCTGAATATAGGGCAAGCGTCTGTGACGCTTGTCCGAAAAAAGCATATACACCTCAAATTGATTTGTATTACTGCTCAGAATGCGGTTGTCCGTTAAGTAAAAAAATATTTAGTCCTAAACCAGGACCAGAGGCTTGCCCATTAGCTAAATGGGAAAAATAATATTGTTATGGCACAATTAACACAAGAAGAAATTCAACAAATTAAAGAGTTACAAACTAAGTATAATCAAACTATACTTGAAATTGGCGCTGCTGAAGCACAATTGATCGTATTCCAGGAAAATATTGAAAAATTGACCGAAGCTAAAAAAGGCTTAGTATCTGATCTTAAAACAATTGAACAGAAAGAATCGGAACTAGTTAAAACTCTTCAAGAAAAATACGGTCAAGGTAGCATAAATATTGAAACTGGAGAGATTGCACCTATCCAGTAATAGCCTCTGCGGTTTATAATGGTTTTTGGATATTTATTATTAGGTCAATCCTATTAAATTTTCAAAAACAATTAACATAAAATGGCAGAACAAATTCTATCTCCTGGTGTATTCCAAAATGAATCTGACCAATCATTAGTATCGCAAGGTATTCAAGGCACTGCAACGGCTGTTGTTGGTCCAACTGTGTTGGGTCAACCATTCGTTCCTACCTATGTAACTTCATACAGTGAATATTTGGCTAAATTCGGAGAAACATTTCAAAGTGGTGGTTACTACTACGAATATTTTACATCTTTAGCTGCTAAAGATTTCTTCCAAAACGGTGGACAGACATTACTCGTTACTAGAGTAATTTCTAGTGGTAGTACTAACATGAGTACTTACTCTAGTGCTTCTGTTACTGCCCTTATGAATGCTGCTTCTTCATCATTTACTCTTGAGACATTAGCTTGGGGTAATATAATGAACAATAGTGGTAGTATTACAAATGGTGCTTTAGCAAGCGGTAGCTCAGTTAACGTTCGTTGGGAAGTAACGCAAGTAAGCACAGGTAGTGGTACATTTACTTTAGCAATTCGTCAAGGTAATGACAATACTGCTCAACCTAATTACTTAGAAACATGGCCTAATTTATCATTAGACCCAGCTCAACCAAACTATATTTCTCGTGTAATTGGTGATAATAAACCAGTTTACAAAGTTGATAGCGATGGCAATCCATATATTGATTATACTGGATCTTATGCTAACGCTTCTCAATATGTACGTGTTAAATCAGTAACAATTCCATTAGTTGATTCTATCGACAATAATGGTTTCTTCAAATCAGGATCATTAGTACCAGGTTTATCTACAACATACAGCGGTAGCTTACCAGCTTTAGGTAGTGGTTCAATTGGTGGTGCATTTAATGGTGGTTTAGTTGCTACTTCAAATACTCAATTAATGAATGAATCAATTACTGCGAACAACGTTCAAGGATTTGATTCCGCTTCTTACATAGCTGCTTTTAATTTATTAGCAAATAAGGACGAATACAGATATAATGTATTATTATCTCCTGGTATTGCCTTAAATAACGGAGCTGTAGCAACTATGATTTCTATTTGTGAAGGTAGAGGTGATGCTATTGCAATGGTAGATGCTACCTTATACGGTTCAGTAATTACAAGTGCTGCTACATCAGCTGCTGGTCAAAACAGTAACTATGCTGCAACATATTGGCCTTGGGTTCAAGTGTTCTCAAGTGGTTTAGGTAAAGCTGTATGGGTTCCACCTTCAACAGTAATGGGTGGTGTTTTAGCATTCAACGACCAAGTAGGTGCTGAATGGTTTGCTCCTGCAGGTTTAAATCGCGGTGGTGTTCCTTCAGTATTACGTGCTGAAAGAAAATTATCTCAAAGCGATCGTGATACATTATATGATGCAAGTGTTAACCCATTAGCTACATTCCCAGGAAATGGTGTTGTAGTATTTGGTCAGAAAACATTGCAGAAGAAAGCAACAGCTCTTGATCGCGTAAACGTTCGTCGTTTATTAATTGCATTAAAAGACTTTATTGGCCAAGTAGCAAACAACTTAGTATTCGAACAAAATACTACAGTTACAAGAAACTTGTTCTTAAGCCAAGTTAACCCATACTTAGATTCAGTAGTACAACGTCAAGGTTTATACGCTTACAAAGTGGTGATGGATGAATCAAACAACACACCTGATGTAATCGATCGTAACCAATTAGTAGGTCAGATTTACATTCAACCAACTAAAACTGCTGAATTTATTATATTGAATTTCAACGTATTACCAACTGGCGCTACATTCCCTGCATAAGGGGATGTAGTTGCTAATATTTATTAATAGCAATTTAAACACAACATAAAATGGCAGTATTAAGTGCAAACGAAATAATGTTCACAGCGTTTGAACCAAAAGTTCAGAACCGTTTTATCATGTATATTGCAGGTATTCCTGCTTACTTGATTAAAAGTGCTACTGCACCAGGATTCGAAGCTGGAGAAATTATTTTAGATCACATCAACGTTTATCGTAAAGTTAAGGGTAAAGTTAGATGGAATGACATGACTTTAAGTTTATACGATCCTGTAACTCCATCTGGCGCTCAAGCGGTAATGGAATGGGCTCGTTTAGCACACGAATCAGTAACTGGCCGCGATGGTTATTCTGATTTCTATAAAAAAGATTTGACATTAGATATTTTAGGTCCTGTAGGTGATGTTGTTGGTGAATGGATTATCAAAGGTGCTTATGTAAAAACAGCCACTTTCGGTGAATACGATTGGGCTAGTGAAGCAGCAATCAATTTATCAGTAACAATCGCTATGGATTATTGCGTATTGAACTTCTAATTCCTCCTTCATATTTC